TGGCGGGCTTGGGCTTGGCGGGCTTGGGCTTGGCGGGCTTGGCGGGCTTGGGCTTGGCGGGCTTGGGCTTGGCGGGCTTGGCCATGGGCTTGGTGGGCTTGGGCCTGGTTGTCCTTTTAAAGTACAACATTGATCAGCCACACACGCCAGTGGATGTTTCGAATTACACGATGTTTGTAAACATTGTGCGCTAGAAACTTTATCACATTGTGGTGGTGGGCCCTGCCAGTCACAACAGTTATGATCCAAATAACAATCAAATTGACCTTTCGAATTACACTTGCCGCTTTTTTTGCAGAAGTTTTTTTTGGCGGCGCTGAATTTAGCATCTTCTTTTTTGGAACACTGTGGGCTTGGGCTTGGCGGGCTTGGTGGGCCTCCATTTCCTAACACCCCCCGTGTTACAGGGGGGCCACTTGGAGTCGGGTTGTCCCGATTCTCCCAATAACACGATTCTTCCAATAATTTATTACCAGCTTGTAAATTTATTTTTGTAACATCAGAGACGAATTTATCTTTTGTACTTGGTAATAGGGACATAACTAAATAAATGATTAAAACGATTGCCAACAACGCCAAAGTTGAATTATATAAAACGGTTTCTACTTTCATTATAATTAATGTAAATATTATTTTTTTTTTCTTTTTTTTTCTTTTTTTTTCTTTTTTAATTATTCTTTTATTCTTTTTCTTTTATTCTTTTTCTTTTATTCTTTTTTAATTTAATTTAATTTATCTAAATCGGATTTCCATAAATCATTAATTGTGGTCTTTTTTATTAAGTCATGTTCTTCTTTTTTCTTTGAATGTTCAGTTGTCAGTGATTTAATTCTTTCTTCCGTGAATGAAATACCCGGCATATTTAATAGGTAATCATAACTATTTTCTACTTCATATAATTTCATCTTTGTCATTTCTATTATTATATCTTTCTTCTTTCTTTTGAAAATAATTAATTTTTCATTTACGACACTTGTAATGTATTTTACTTTTGTTTCTATTATACATAAATCTTTGAATAGAGTATTTTCTAAATGTTGCTTTCTAAGTGCATAATATTTAATTCGAATTTTATAGAATGTATAAAGTATCTCTTCTGCTGAATACATTTTTTGTATTTTACCATTTTCATTAAATATATGCATATTAGTCGCATTTAAATTTGATGTTAATTTAAGTATTTTTTCAAGTGTTCCAGAGTATTCCCATTGTTCTAATGTATTCTTTTTAACCTTTATTTCAAAATCCACGATAGTGTCGGTTGAACTATTCTTAAATGTAACAATGCGATCATCCGATTCTAATTTTTCAAGATGTTGTTTATAATTTTCAATTGATTCACCGATTGGTATTTCTGTAATTTTAATAATACAATCCACAATAACATACTTACCAAATGAGACCCACTTATTATCGTCGACTTTCTCAATTGTTCCTTTAAATCCGGAGTACCAAGGAGTTAATTCAGGTATTTCATAACTGGGGTCTTTAATTAATTCCCCGAGATGCTTCTTAATATCGTCAGGATTAAAGGATGGTATTTTTGTGGAGAATCCTGTACCAATTCCTTCTGACCCATTTATTAAAAGAAGCGGTAATGTCGGAACAAAATATTTTGGTTCAATACTTTGTCCATCATCTTCCAGATAATCTAAAAGAGGGAAGTCATTTATATTAAATAAGATATCAGAATTCTTTGATAATTTTGTAAAGATATATCTCGGACTGGAAGCATCTTTTCCTGACATAATTCTACTTCCAAATTGCCCAATTGGTTCTAACAGATTCATATTATTAGAACCAGTATAATTTTGAGCCATATTAATAATAGTCTCTTGAAGAGAATGTTCTCCGTGATGATATGCGGTTTGCTCAGACACATATCCAGCAAGTTGAGCAACTTTGATTTCAGATTTTCTTAAATTCTTTTTAAAACAAGCAAAGAGAACTTTTCTTTGCCCCGGTTTAAGACCATCTACAATGGATGGAATACTTCTGACATTATCGCTTATCGAGAATAATACTAATTCTTTATTTATTAAATCATTAACTGATACAACCTCCTTAGTTAAATAATCAAGTCCTTCAAACTTTTCTGTATATTTACGAATCCAATCTTTTCTCGCGTCTGCCTCGGTTTTTTTAAATGCAAGTTCAAGCGCAGAATTGTCTTTCTCAGATTTAATTTGATAATTTAATACTTTAAGATTTTTGAAATACTCACGAGCTTCAATCGCAGTAGATGTTCCTAAACCCTTATAATATTTAGTTGTCCAATTACCTGATGAAATTATTTTCCAGTCAAGATATTCTTGATGTGTATAAAAAGATAACCGTTCATTACCTTTCGAGACTTTAACAATCGGAGTCAATATACTACCAATGAATAAATCATTTAGTAATTCGGGCCAGGATGAATGTATAAAATTTATTAATAGTCCTTTAATATGAAATCCGTCATAATCGGCATCTGTCATAATTAAAACTTTTGAATATCGCAAGTTTTTAGTATCTTTTGTGCCAACTTGAAGTCCAAGAATTTTTTTAATATTTATAACTTCTTCGTTATTGTTAATTTGAGATACAGAAGCTTCCCGAGTATTTAAAAGTTTACCACGAAGTGGAAATACTCCATAATAATCTCTTCCAACAACTGATAGTCCAGATACAGCAGTTGTCTTGGCTGAATCACCCTCGGTCAGAATTAAAGTACATTTATCAGATTGGGATGTTCCAGCTTTATTTGCATCATCAAGTTTTGGAATAGAAAGACGAACAACTTTACGCCCATCTGTTTTACATAGATTCTTTTTATCTTTCGCTTCTGCGACAGCTAATAAAGATTCTACAAATCCAAGTTTTAAAATTTTTTTAATGAAATCATCATTTAGAATAAATTTAGAACCAAATTCAGAAACTCGTGTAGTATGTTTATCTTTGGTTTGAGAAGAGAAAGTTGGATTTTCTATTATACAATTAACAAATAGAAATAAAGAATCTTTTACGTATTGAGATTTAATTACAACATTTTTGTGTTTAGCTTGAATGTCGTCTGTACATCTTTTTATAATAGGCAAAATAGTATGATCGATATGAGACCCTCCGTCATTTGTAGCCAGACCATTTACAAATGAAACATGTTTAAATGATTCACCGGGAGCAAGTGCAACACATACTTTCCATCTACTCGATTCATAATAAACACGAGGATAGTCAGTCTTCGGGCCGATATAGTATGAAACATATTCTGAAAAATCTTTACAGTTAATTTTATCTGAATTAAAGAAAATTGATACATTTTTAGGTGTAATAGCAGATATATCAAATACACGTTTTTTTAAAATATCAAGAGTTGAATATTGACTCAGACTTTTCAATTTAAACTTTGAAAAATCCGGAGTAAAAGTGATTTTTGTATATTCTTTTGATTTTGTTTTCGTAATAACGGGTTTTTCAATAACTGACATATTATTTTTGAATACTTGTACATATTTTTGACCAGAACTTACAGTTTCTATAATAAATTCTGTCGAATAAATATTGGTAAGTTTAGCTCCAAGCCCATTAAGACCACCCGTTGTTCTTTTCTTAGAGTCATCATAATTACTGCTACTTAAAAGATTACCAAATATAAGTTCCGGTACATATATTCCGTGATCTTTGTGAATTTCAATTGGAACTCCTGAGCCATCATTCATAACAGAAATTGTGTTATCTACAATTTCTACTTTAATGTTTTTAACAAGAGCACTTCTTTGACATTCATCAGAAGCATTAGTAATAATTTCGTCAAATATTTTATATATACCAGGATTCCATTTGACTATTTTTTCTATAATTCTTTCAGTTTTGGTATCTAAAATCCATTGATTACTTTCCGTAGTAGAAATTTCTCCAATATACATACCCGGTCTAGCGAGAACATGTTCAATTGGGGTGAATTTTTTATACGTATCTTCAATAGACATTATTTTTGAATCTACTTATTTAGTCTATTATTATTTTAAGTCAATTATTTTTTGTAAATTCGTTTTGTAAATTCGTTTTGTAAATTCGTTTTGTAAATTCGTTTTGTAAATTCGTTTTGTAAATTCGTTTTGTAAATTCGTTTTGTAAATTAAAATATTGGTTATATTATAAACATCATGAATTTACAGCAAGTCGCTTTTAATGCTTTACCGAAAAATACAAAAGATGAGATTTTACAAAATCCTGAAAAATATTTAGAATATTCTGTTTTAGCCAGAGTAAATTTAGAATTAATAAGATATTCAATTCTAAACAAGATGAACATGAAAAAAAAAGAACTAATAGCATTATCACAAATTTTTATTAATGTATATACTAGTATTCTAGCTTTCCCGCCAGCGACTTTAATGCCAGGAATGCCCCCTATGAATATAATGGATTGGGGATTCCAAGACTTTATAGAAAGATATAATTATAATTTTATTTATGAGGATTCCGAACAATGGACAAAATTTATGTTATTATTATATTTTACGTATCATATTTGTTATACTGCATTTTATGATTTATATCAAAGACCAGAATGGAGCAAGTTTGTATTACCGCTTGATCGAAATACAAATACATATTTAATTTATATGTTTATGACATATAAACATCTTGATAAGTTATTAACTAAAAGACAATTAAAAGATATATTTCTTCAGATACATCCGAATATTTAAATAAATGATTAACTAAAAGACAATTAAAAGATATTTGTTAATATACATCCGAATTTATTTATTTGATTAGTGTGGGCACCAGATTCAATGAATTACGGTAATTTATTGATATTTTAATTTTGTTATTATTATATATCTATTATGGTTAAATGTATTTGTGTATTGCATAAAAATGAAAATAATATATGTGGAATTATTAAATTTTCTCAAAATAATAATAGTATAGTGCTTGTAGAATATAATATTCGCGGTCTTAAAGACGGATATCACGGTTTTCACATTCACGAATATGGAGATCTAACTGACGGATGTTCAAGTTCTTGTTCTCATTTCAACCCGTTTGGAGTACTTCATGGGGGAAGAAAAAGTAATATAAGACATGTTGGAGATTTAGGTAATATTAAATCAATTAATGGTATATCAAAAAGTTATTTTTATGATAATATGATATCATTAAATAATATCAACATTTGCTCAATTATTGGTAGAGCCGTCGTAATTCACGAAGATATGGATGATCTGGGTATGGGTAATAATATAGAGTCCTTTACTACTGGAAATTCAGGTAAACGATTGGCATGTGGAATAATCGGACTAACAAAATAATTTAGTCAATTGTATAGTGTTAAAATAATTCCATTAATCAGATCTCGCATCATTAACAGAATTGGTCCATTATTCTTCTGTAAATCTATTATATGTTCCTGGAATAAGTGGTGGACACGATAAATTATACCCTCTGCAACATAATCAATTATAATATTACCTAACTCAACAGAGTATTTTGTTATTCCCAAATGAGTTCTTAAATGTTGGAGTACGCATACTTTCATCGTTTGTTGTATAAATTTTAATCTTATATATATTTGCTATATTATCTATATTAATATCAAATATAATTGAATCTCTATGATCTATCACAGGCAGACTACCACTATTTATTCCCATATCATATTATCATTAAATTCACTAAATTGGCTATCAATATTATATGAAATCGGATTATTATCTAGAAGCTGTATTTCAGATAGTTCCGAATCCTCACGATAATTTTGGCTGCGAACACTTTTGTCTTGAAATGTTAAATATAACAAGGGTTCGGGCTCAGGTTCTGGCTCTGGTTCTGGTTCAGGCTATAATTACGACGGTGGTTATGAGTTTCGTCTAATATAAACATTGTCACCAATACTCAGCGGTGTCTCAAATCCAGTATGCGCAATGATCTTAGTAGCCGAAATGTTAACTATTGTCCGACTAATATTTATAATTGCGAATTACGGACAGAATTCGATCAGAAATTTGGGGCAATAATTAATACTCATAGCAAATTTGATAATAATATTTGTCCACCAATCATAGTCTTCTTTTCCACGAATAATGCGTGAGGTATCATTAATTATTAAATTTAATAATAAAAAAAAAATGTATATCAATATGACAAGTATTATTGATATATTAAATGATAAAACAAGTGTGAATAAATATATTTCTAATTTAAATATTTGTAGAAATATAATTATACAAACGCGGCATACAAATATTACAAAAACGAAATCATGTAGAGTATGGCAATTACAATATTATATTCTTTATTTGATTTTCGACATTGATATTTCTAAATTAAATGATAAAAAATTTATATATGATTTATGTGAAAAATATTATGAAATTTTAGATCTTAACTGTGGCCCATTATATCAATTTATTGCTCTAAATAATTTAAATGGATTTGGTATTGATTATAAAACATATATATATTGTAAAAAAAATAAATTAGAATTAATTAATAACGATTTAGTAAATAATGCTTTATGTATCTATGGTATAAATAAAAACACTGGGAAAATATATTATGATAGTCCAGTATATCATTATTTTACTTTAATAAAGAATGAAAATGAATATTATATAACATCAAGTTATTCTTCTGATTATATATGTATACCATATCAGATTACAAAATTGAATAATTTAGATGAGTTTTATTATTTTTGTGAATGTATTAATGATTTAACTAATATACAAAAAAAAGAATATTTTATTGCATTTATGAAGATTTATTTTTTAAACGGAGGAATCAAAACTAGATATGACGAAGATACAGTAGATGAATATCCAAAACGTAAACCTTTGTGGATATTACCAGAAGATGGTATCAGGAAGGAATTACAATTTTTTTTAACTAATGAAATTGTATCATTTGATATAGCTTGTATTACAAATTATTCTGAATTAATAGAAAATCAATTAAAGTAAATTATTACTTTTACTTTTACTTTTACTTTTACTTTTACTTTTACTTTTACTTTTACTTTTACTTTTACTTTTACTTTTACTTTTACTTTTACTTTTACTTTTTTTGTTTAAATTATTGTAATTAAATAAACATAATTTTATAATGGCACTAGTAGAACTTGATTTACTGATTGAATTTAAAGAAAACTTAAACAATTTTGGAACTAAATCATTTATTGAACATGATAAAATGAAACAAATAATATGTAAATTAAACGAATGGATTTATCCAGATCTAATTGAAATGTTATTAGCGAATATGAACATTACATATAAACCAAAAGAAAAGGAATATTTATTACTTTTAATTAAAATATTAATTGAAGAAAGTGATATAATAATTAAATATAATCTAATTAATCTAATTCCGGCTGTTATTGACCTTTTATGTGATGTAAAAGAATATGTGCGAATTACAGCAAAAGAAATTCTTATAAAATTAATGTATTCGTGTGAAAATGAAGATTTAACATTATTTTTACCTATAATAATTAAATCTATTGAAAATATTGATTTTATACCAGAGGCGATTGACCGATTACTAACAGGTGTATTCATAAAAAATGTTGAATGTGATACACTTTCTATACTTGAACCTATAATTATCAGAGGATTAAAACATAAAATTAATGAAGTACAAAAAAAAACTTATATAATTATTGATAATATTTATAAATCAATTAAACACCCAAAAGAACTAAATTTAAAAATAAAGCCTTTAATTATAAATTGTTCATTAAATAATTCTAATCCAGAAATCAGAAGTATAGCCAATAAAACACTTATAACACTTAGTGAAATATTCGGGGAAAATGAAATTATAATAATAAAAGAATCAGAAGACATATTTAAATTATTAAAAGAGGAATTTAATGATGAGTCATTTGAAATGGAATATCTAAGTAAATTATTAAAAAATATGTGTAATTATCATTATTTCGAATATGACATTTGGTTATCGTTATTTAATAATTATTTAGAATATAATATTGACATAATATCTGATGTATGTAATAATATTATAAAAAAATACGAAAATTAAAATAATACGAAAATTAAAATAATACGAAAATTAAAANAATACGAAAATTAAAAAAATACGAAAATTAAAATAATACGAAAATTAAAATAATTATACTTATTAATAAATGTTATTACTATTATTATTATTAATAAGTACAATCATATTTTTAGCATTATTACTTTTAAAAAAGAAAGATAAATTTGAATATCCAAAAAAAAAATGTCCTCATTATTCATATTATGGTTCTCTGGAATTAAATAATTTTAATGGACCAAACCCATGTGATGGTAAAAACATAAACTGTAAAAATATAAATAAAAGTATCAATCTAGAAGATATAGTTAAAATATATAAGGATTTAAGTTATGATTCTGAGGAATTACCGAATGGTGGATTATTAATTAGTATGATATCAAATCAATATTTATGTAATAATTCTGATTATTCAGAATTCGGAAAAAATAAAGCTTGTTTAGACGCCAAAGATTGTAAATTAACTGATTTAAAAGATATTAAAAAATTATTAATTGATACAGCAAAAGAAAATTTAACAAGCTGTTATGCACTAGATACATCGTATATGAGAACAGATTTTCCAAGTGTATTATTTGGACCAGTTCTAGGAGCGGACATCGAAGTACCTATAACTATGAATATTGGTATAATTTTAGATATTACTAAATTAAAAAAATATGTAGGATGTATGGCAATTGTTGATAGTGGTTCAATTGGTAGATATAATTTTAAGGAAAATAAAATTAATAAACCTGGTTATATTCCAGGACTTGTCCAGGGCACCATATCCACGACAGATATTAATTCACAAGAAATAACAGATGGTTATACACAATTAGTTAATTCAAAAAAAGGGTCTGGACTGGCACAAGCTGGTTGTGGATTACAAAATGGATTTCAAGAACCAAATCTTTCTGGAATAATAAATGATGAATATTTATCAAATGGTAAAATTAATAAATATAGAGGAGCAAAAAATGCTATGATTGATGAATATAACGATTTTACTAAGAAAAAACTATTAAATGGCTCATGGGGTTCACTAAAACAACAATTATTAAAAAGAACTTCGTGGAAGTATTTTATAGAAATGTTAAAAAAGAAAGCATGTATAATTAATGAAATTGGAAATGCGAAATTCTGGAAAAGTTTAGTATCTAAGTCCAATAATGGTCAATATGTGAATATTTATGCAGAAAATGAAGTTGATATATTTGTACCAAATAATCCAATTAAAAACGGTGGGCAAGATTGTGACCCATCAGATGAATTTATAGATATATGGAAAGAATGTATTCTTGGTATATTTACTAATAATAGATGTCCACAAGATATTAAATATAATAAATTATGTTATTCTTGTGGTAAATTAGAAGAATATGATTGCGATAAGCTTAAATGTTGTTGTAATAATAATTTTAATGAGGAATTGGTGAAAAAATTAGTATTTAAATATAATCAGGAGAGCGATAATATAATAAATGGGTATATAATGAATGATGATTTTAATCTAAGTAAGGATTATCCTAAACCGAATAATGAAACTCATAATTATGATTTGAAAATTAAACAAATTACAGAATATAAAAGTTATTATTTAATACCCACAAGAGTTGATATAATTGATTCGAATATTATACAATATTGGTATGAAATTAAAAATAAAAATAAAAATAGAACCGTTGCAATAGCTATTCCAAAAAATTTTAATGGTAAATATTTAATGCAGTTCGATTTTACTGTAAATTATAAAAAAATTGGTTCAATGTGTAATAATGAGTATCTTTATGATGGTGGTGGTGGTGTTATTGATATTAATATTGTAAATAAATATTGTAAAAGTAAGAATGGTTGGGCATATGGATTTGATAAATATCAAAAATATTTACATTCACAATTACAAGAAGGTGTTGCTATATTATCTTTAACAGAATGTGATTATGATTATGGAGCATATTTACCAGGTAAAGACCCAAAAGATAATAATGATTGTACAATGTATTGGAATAATGAGGACAATTCTGATGCGAGATATTTAAAAGAATTATTTAAAAATTTATATTGTAATAATTTTGTCGATGAAAATTGTCATAAATTAAATATTGATTATGATAATATGTCTGTACTTGGATATTCAGTTGGTGCTCAAATGGTTAGTAGAGTTTATAATAATTTTCCTACAATGAAAACTAATGCTGATTCATCCGGACAATTATTTAATTTCCCAAAAATTAAATTTGGTATTATGATTGGTGGTGGAACATTATTTTGTTATTCAGAAAAAAAAAATAACTATAATTTGTGTCCTGAAAATAAAACCGAACCAATTTATGACAATAATATAGTAAAATATGATAAGCACCCTTATACATTATTAATACAATCGACAAAGGATTCTTTTGCTGATCCATTGGCTGCAAAAAAATATTATAATTCCTTCCCTATTAATTTAAGAGGGAATAAAAATAAATATTCCAAAAACGAAAAAGTATATAAAACATACTCGGATTCAACTATTCATGGGATATCATCAGACATACAAGTAAATGATATGATTAAATTTAGTAAATATTATTTTAATTTACGTTAGTACTAATAAATTAATTAAAACATGTTATTAATAATGAAAGTATTAGTCACAGGTGGTTCAGGATTTTGTGCATCACATTTAATTGATTCCTTAATAGAACGAGGAGATTATGTAGTTAATATTGATAAATTAGACTATTGTTCTTATGATAATACAGAAAATATTCCTGGTAAATATAAATTTATAAAGGGAAATATATGTAATTCTGAAATGATAACATTTATTCTGAATGAATATTCGATTGAATGTATTTATCATTTAGCTGCTCAAACACATGTAGATAATTCATTCTTTAATTCAACACAATTTACAATGGATAACGTTGTTGGAACTCATACACTTTTAGAATGTTCCCGGGCTTATGGTAAAATACAGAAATTTATTCATATGTCTACGGATGAAGTATATGGTGAAGTTAAACAGGATGAACAAGAAAAAACAGAAACAAGTTTATTAAAACCAACAAATCCATACTCTGCAACAAAAGCTTCGGCCGAATTACTTGCGGCATCCTATTATAAATCATTTCAATTACCAATTATAATCATACGTTGTAATAATATGTATGGTCCACGTCAATATCCAGAGAAAGTTATTCCAGCTTTTATACATAATTTACTAAATGGTGATAAATGTAATATACAAGGAGACGGACATACCGAAAGACATTTTATTTACGTTAAAGATGTTGTTGACGCACTTTTATTAATTCATGATAAAGGTAAAATAAATGAAATTTATAATATATCAACTGAATATTATATGAATATAAAATCACTAGCTGAAATGATGATTAAAAGATTAAAAAATACTGAGAAATATTCAGAACATATAAACTATATTGAAGATAGAAAATTTAATGATTTCCGATATTTAATAAATAGTAATAAATTAGAGGAACTCGGCTGGAAAGCAAAAGTTGATTTTGAAGAAGGTATTCAAAAAACTATTAATTATTATGAAAATTATATTCTTAAATAATTATATTCTTAAATAATTATACGATGTCATTAGAAAAAGGAATACAAAGAATCGGNTCAGTTTATATATATGCATGGATTATTAGTTTAGCTTTTGTATTTTTTGGATGTTTAGGCGGTATAATAATGGTGTGGTTAGTTGGAACACCTCCTCCGAACACGAATGACCCGAATGAATATGCGGGTGATGATACGAAAACAATGAAAATGGTATGGACTATAATATTCGGAATAATAATGTTAATAGTTCCATTTGCAATTTATTTAATATATTCTAATAGAAATAATAAATCATTTGAAGAATATGCGGGAATAACTGGTATGTTTGATACAGCAGCAAATACAATACGAACACCTTATTATTAAAATAATAAAAAAATAAAAATAAAATAATAAAATAATAATAAAATAATAAAATAATAAAAATAATAAAATAATAAAAAAATAAAAATAAAATAATAAAATAATAATAAAATAATAAAATAATAAAAATAATAAAATAATAAAATAATAAAATAATAAAAAAATAAAATAATAAAAAAATAAAATAATAAAAAAATAAAATAAAATGTTTATATTTATTATAATTATGTTCGTATCAAAATATCTAAGTAAATATCAATTTGAATTGATTTTAATTTCAGTTTTGGCAATTGTTGTAACAAGTATTGGAATTGCGACACACAATGAATATTCGTGTAAGAACGGCACTTACCTTGATTTCAACCTAATGAAGGACAAGACTTTACAAAATTGTCTTAAAACTGGGATGAAAAATCCTGCACTATCTCTACATTACCTAGAAGATGTCACTAATAAATGTGGATTAACGAAATGTAATGGAACAACTTTTGGGTATATTTTTAATATTATAGTACTCTCGATATCTTGTTTGATATTAGTATTATTCCCTATTATGAAAATGTTTCCGAATTTATTAAAATTTTAAAATATATATATATTAAATAATGCAAGAGGTAATAGCAGATTTAGTAAAATCCCAAGCGACCTGGTTAAGTTTATTTTTAATAATTGTAGCAAGTATCGGTATTAATTATAATAATAGATTAAATTGTAATAATGCAGACATCAAAGCTTGTCCAAATAGTTCTAAATTTTGTTCAAACTCAAACGAATTTGGAAATATATTTAATATTATAGTATTAGTTATGGGTATTTTAATGTTGATATTAAATTTTGGTTATTTATTTTATAATAGAGACTAAATCGTTTTAATAATTAATTAAAAAAAATAATAAATAATAAATGTTTGAATTTTATGAATTTAACACGTTAAATGTTATGGTGGTATTAATTTCAACATTTATTATTTATTATACTTTTTGTAAATACAAGAAGAATAAAGAAGAAGAAAGTATGAACTTAGATAAATTAATTATTTCAGCATTAGCTGGAATTATGTTAAGTATAACAGTTGCTTATATTTTAACAGGTAAAGAAGAAACACTTTTGAGTGACAATTATTGGGAAAATAATTTAATACAAGAATAAACCACGTTATTATTAACTTATAAAAAAAAATAATAGTTGTAATAGTAAATGTCTTTACAGATTACTAAATTTGATCCTAAACAAATAGAAACTCGTAGATTAACTGGTGCTGGTCCAGCTACATGTGTATTTATAGGTAAAAGAGGAACAGGTAAAAGTACATTAGTTGCTGATATTTTATATCATTGTAGAAATATTCCGATGGGTGTAGCAATATCCGCAACGGAAGACGGGAATGCTTTTTATTCAAGTCATATACCCGATATATTTATACATTCGGAATATAAATCAGAGGTTGTCCAGCAGATTATAACCAGACAAAAAAAAGCTATCTCTAAAAATCCCGGGTCAAAGGATACAAGCAATGACGCGTTTATACTTTTAGATGATTGTATGTATGATAAAAAGATGATTCGTGATCCAAATATCCGCGGTATTTTTATGAATGGTAGACATTGGAGAGTGACGTTTATGTTAACTATGCAGTATTGTATGGACTTACCACCGGACCTTCGTGCAAATATCGACTTTATTTTTGTCTTACGTGAGAATATTATTCAAAATCAGGAAAAATTATATAAAAATTTTTTTGGTATTTTCCCCCATGTTGATACATTTAAAGAAGTTATGAATTCGTGTACAGAGGGATTTGATTGTTTAGTTCTTGATAATACATCAAGAAGTAATAAAATATGTGATTGTGTATTTTGGTATAGAGCAAAACCAAATCGCAAATTTAAAATGGGTTCAAAAGAATTGTGGGATTACCATAAAAGTAATTATAATGATAAACATTCAACCGAGGACCATGAATTAGATATTAATAAGACAAAAAAAAAACCTGGAATAACGGTGAAAAAAGTTAAAAAAATAAAGACTAATGTTAAAAAAGAATAATGAAAAAAATAAAGACTAATGTTAAAAAAGTAAAAAGATGAAAAAAGTAAATAGTAATTAAAAGTAAAAAGATTAAAAAAGTAAATAGTAATTAAATGAAATTTGGAAAAGAGTTTAGTGTATTACCGAATGAAATACAGGTAAAAATAATAATGGACATTATGTTAAAACTTCAAACTGAATTAGTTGATTGTCAGATTAAATTAACTTTAATGAGAAACGAATTAGAACAAAAAGTACAAGAATTAAAAAATTTACAAAGAACAGATGGACATCTTACTGCATTAATTCATATACAAGAAGATAAAAAGATGTCTCGCAAGATCCGTGATGACGCTTATTATAAATTATTACATGTTTATAAACCGATTGTAGATAAATTAAGAAAAGACAAAAAAGAATTAATAGAAAAAATTAATAATGAATTCACTGGGTATAACATGATTAAAAAAGAATATTATTCTAACTATAATTTATTAAAACAACTTAATTTTATAAGTTATTAAAACAACTTAATTTTATAATTTAAAGATTTATTGTTATATAAATTAAGAACAGATAAAATAATTAATGGTTCACTATAAAATTCAACAATTACTTAATATACCACAACACGAACAGAGAAGTCCAGAATGGTTTGCTCAAAGAAAAGATAAATTAACTTCAAGTGATGCCGCAACAGTACTTGGTATTAATCCATATTCAAAAAGTCATGAATTACTTTTTCAAAAATGTGGTATAGAAAGACCGTTTATTAGTAATGTAGCGACATTACATGGACAAAGATATGAAGATACTGCAATTGAACTATATTGTAGAATTACAGGTAAAATAAATCACAATTTTGGACTTCTATGTTATTCAGATGTACATAAGGGTTTAGAAAATCATAATACCGATTATGATTTTATAGCTGGTTCTCCGGATGGAGTTGTTGAATCTATAAATAATCCAGAAATAGAACCAATTCTGATAGAAGTTAAATGTCCATATAAACGACCTATTAAAGATGGTATAATACCAGAATATTATATGCCACAAGTTCAATTAAATTTATTTATATGTAATTTAAGTATTGCAGATTTCATTGAATATTCTCCTATGGATAATAAGTTGAATATAGTAAGAGTATATAAAGATCCTTTTTGGTTTAATAAAAATTTACCAACACTTTGCACATTTTGGGATAATGTAATAAAGTATCGTTTAGTAGGAATAGAAACACACCCAGAACTAATCAAAAAAAGAGATCGCGAAAAAAAGAAAGAAGAAACGAAGAAAGAAAAAGAGAAGAAAAAAGAAGAAAAAGAAAAAGAAGAAGAAGAAGAGGAAGAAGAGGAAGAAGAGGAAGAAGAAATAAATAATAAGAATAAAAGATGTATCATCATTGATTAACTGTAAGTGTAAGTGTGAATGTTCGTGTTCGTCTGCGTGTGAATGTGAATGTGGTTGTAAACGTAATTGTATTATAATGATTAAAATATTAATTATTTAAAGATTTTAATCATTATAATATAATATTAATGGGTATTCGAGGCCTAAATACATTTATTAAAAAAGTGTGTCCTGAATGTGTAACATACAATAAAATTACTAAATATTCTGGTAAAGTATTTGCGATTGATGCGAGTATATTAATTTATAAATATAGATATATATCAAAAATCAATGATTCGTCGCATATTATAGGATTTATAAACAGAGTAAAGTATTATTTAAGTAATAATATTATTCCAGTATTTATATTTGATGGAATTCCACCGATAGAAAAAAAGAATACGTTAAAAAAAAGACAAAATATAAAAAATAAAATTCAAGAAAAAATAGATATATTACATAATATAAATAAACATAATTCAGATATAGAAAAGGAAGAAATAAATAAAGAAATTGACAAGTTGTCGAATCAAATAATATATGTTACTAAATATCATATATACGAATGTCAAAAGTTGTTAAAATTATTAGGAATACCATTTATGGTCGCACCAGATGAAGCTGAAAAATATTGCGTATTTTTACAAAACGAAAAATTAATTGATTATATAGTAACTGACGATACAGATGTTTTAACATTTGGTGGAAATAAAATATTAAAAACAAGTATTAAAAGTGATATTATCGAGGTTGATTTAAATGTACTTTTAAATAAAATTGAATACAATAAAGATAAATTTATAGAATTGTGTGTATTATCTGGGTGTGATTATCTGCCATTCATTCCAAATTTAGCAATTAATACAGTATATACTTTATTTAAAAAACACGATGATATCAATTCAATAATTAAATTAAATAAATATACATTTCCCGAAGACTATAATTATACAAAAGTTAAAAAAATATTTACAGAATTTAATTATGATAATAATATTTCTAAATTTAAATTAGAAATAATTAATTTAGATGAATTAAAATTATTTCTGAATAATATGAAAATTGAAAATGGCAATAAAATAATAAATAAATTTATTTAATTAAAAATTATTTAATTAAAAATTATTTTCTTGTGTATATATTATAAAGAAATGAGTGATAGCCTAGCTATGTTTTTTGGAGCGAAGAAAAAGCCTGCCCGCAAATCCCCTAAACGCACATCCCCTAAACGCACATCCCCTAAACGCGCACGTACAAAATTTGTTATGGTTAATGGTCGTCAGAGACAATTACACAAGGGTGTTAATGGAGGTACTTATTATACTTCAAAAGGAAATAAAGTATACTTAAACGCCAGCCAAAAACGCAAAGCCAGTCCTAAACGCAGTCCTAAACGCAGAGCCAGTCCTAAACGCAGTCCTAAACGCAGAGCCAGTCCTAAACGCAGAGCCAGTCCTAAACGCAGAGCCAGTCCTAAACGCCTCTCAATGCGATATGGATACGGAAATGGACAGCCCGGATTACTTGATATGATGGGTCCGGCAGGATTACGATAAACAACAACTTTGTCTGAGCTTTTATTGATAATAAAAAATAATTATAATAATAATAATATAAATTATTATAATTACATTTTACACGCATACTTATACTCATACTCATACTCATACTTATACTCATACTTATACTCATACTCATACTTATACTTATACTTTACAGTCTTTAAAGTCTTTAATCATTATATTTTCATTAATGTTAAACAGTGTTCTTTCTATTGTTCGTAAGCTATTTGGGTGTGTTTTATCTGTTCTAATTAGAATAGGTACAAAATTATTATCTTTGAAATCGCATTCTAAAATACATTCATTTTTATAATTTTCAAGACTTTTTGTTTTATTAATAAAAATAGTTCCGTTATTATCAGTATTATGTATTTTTGCAAATATTGTAATATTTTTAAGATGATACACACATGCTTCAAATGAATCCCCGTCTTCTTTAATGAGAAAATCAAAAGTGTGTTTATTGTGTGGTTTCCATTTTAACATAGAATATTGTGTTCCAGATGTTACGGGTAAACCGTTTGGCATAAAAATGATTCCATCATTCTTCAATTCATCATTTTCATATTCTTTATTTATAAATTCATCAAAATTGTCAAATGAATAAAATGTTTTCACTTTTAATAAAATAAATAATTCAGAATTATTATTTTCAATTTCTTTTTTAACATTATTTAATCTTTCATTATGTTTTAAATATGAAATTTTATTGTTATTTAAAAGTACACAATCATGAATAATGAACTGCCATTTATCATTAATATGACATAATTCACCATCTAAAAGGGTTCCGGAATATAAATTAACATCAATATCAATTGTAAATATTTCAAGTGCTCTATTAATTAAAACACACATATTTTTATTATTATGTGTAAAAAAATACATTAAAAATCTTGTTCCATCTAATTTTAATCCAACATTATATTTAAAATTAGTTAATTTGTATAAATCTTTTTTTTCTACCGAAACTGGTTGTGGTCCTGGAAAAATTTGCACTTTTCCTTTTACGTTATAATGAAAATTAATCATTTTTATTATATAACTAATTAAATTATCGTCAACAATTTTAATACCCAGAGGGCCATTTGGGATAATACTCATTGTATTCATTTATATTATATTAATCTATATAAACTTTAAGTATCTTAAAATTTGTTAAAGTATTTAAGGATTTTATTGTTATTAGCAATAATGAATCATCAAATTACTGGTAAAAGTTTAATGTTATTAAATTCATTAATAGATTACTATAGAAACAATATGAATGTTATGGCATGTATAATTACTCAAAAAAATTCCCTGTCATTAAGAGTATTAGACTGGTTAGTTACAAATTATTCTAAAAAATATAATATAGTATACACATTAAATAAAGGAAATAAGAAGTGTAATTTCAATATTTATTTAGACTATAAAAATCAATTAAAAGCATATTCAAAAAAATTATTTGACCCATTTTGTAGAAGAGAAAGAATATTATTAAATACAACTACTCTTAACTGGGAAATAACAGATAAAAAAAAATGCGGAAATAACGAAATGATAACAACAGTTGGACAATTAAATTTTTTTAAATGGTTTATAGAAAACAATATTATCAATTATGCCATTGAAAATATCAGAGATATAGATAATGATATGATAAATACATTAGAACAAACTAAAAAATCAAATAAACGGTCTGAATTATCTAAATGTGCATCAAAACATATATGTTCATACGAAAAAAAAATCAGTATTAATTTTTAATTACTTAAAAAATTGAAATACTTATTATTATAAATAACGATGAGCACTTTCAACAAATGGTTGCAAAATGTTGGGTTATTCAATTCTGACGATTCTGAAAATAAAAAATTTACACATTTGTTATTAAATGGTGGAAAACTATATGTAGAGGATATAGATTTATTTAATGAAAAATATTCTACATGCATTGAAAAAAATGAATATATTTACTTAGTTGAATGTCGTCCCGATATATTTCCTTTATTTTTTGATTTAGACTTTTTATTAAATGATGAAAATGATTTAAATGAAAAAACGATTATTTCAATAATTCAAAATATAAATGATACTATAAAATTGTTTTATGATATTCATTTTAAATGTATAGTAACAACTGCTGATATAAAAATAGTAAATAAAAATGATAAAAATTATATTAAAAAGGGTTATCATTTACATTGGACAGATTTAATTGTTAATAAGAATATCGCACTTGATATAAGACTGTCATGTATTGTAAAATTAAAAACAATATATGGAAATCAATTTGCAAATAGTTTTAATGACATTATAGATGAACATGTATTTAATTCGAGCGGACTCCGATTAACTGGTTCAAGAAAAGGTCATTATGTAGCACAAGCAAAAAAGTTTGTCGATGAAGGACGACCATATGATTTATTTAAAGTATTTATTAACAATAATATTGATTCTGATGAATATTATAAATTAAAAGATAATAATCATAATTTAATAAAAGAAACCAGTATTATCATTAAAAATAAAAATGTTATTGAACCTGTACATAACCCGTCTATTGATATTAAAAAATGCGAAGAATGTGAAGATAACCGAGAAAGCAAAGGCGACTGGGACAGACTCGGAAAGAGTACATTAGAATATATAGAAATACTTAGATTTTTCAAAAATTATGTTAAAGATTATTCAGTAAATGATATAAAAAGAATATTTTGTTCAGAAAATAATAATGTCTATATTATTTGGACTAAAAGTAAATATTGTTTAAATATATTAAGAGATCACAATTCATGTGGAATCTATTTTAAATTAAATAAAGATGGTATATGTCAAAAATGCTTTTGTAAATGTGATACAATGGAAGGTAGAAAATATGGGTATTGTCGCGATTTTTCCAGTACAATTATACCATGTACTCCACACCTACAAAAGTTATTAAATTTTAATAATAATAATAGTTCAACTACATTAAATAAAATGGAGTGTAATAATTTAGATGATTTTAGAAGTAATCTTTATAATGTATTTACAAATAAAACACCAATAAGAACAAAAAAACCTGTAAATACCAAAAAACCAATTAAATAAAAGTTCTTAATATAATAAATATTATAGAAATAACAACAGCAGATAAAACTAATCCAACAGTATTTAAATCGCTATTACCATTACTGGTAAATGGTAGATAATTTGAAACAGTTCCTTTAAAAAATGATGTGGAAAATAATATAAATAAAATTGAAATTATTAAAATTTCTTGCATATTTTTTCCACTTTTTAACTTTTTAATTTTACCAAATAATGATTTATCCTCATTAAAATTTTCTGTACCTTTTAATTGGTTCTGTTTCTGCTGTTGTTGTTGCATTTGTTGCTGTTGCATTTGCTGCTGTTGCATTTGCTGTTGTTGCTGTTGTTGTTGCTGTTGTTGTTGTTGTTGCATTTGCTGTTGTCTTTGTTGCATTTGTTGTTGATATTGTAACTGTTCATTTTTTTGCTTCATCATTTCAGAATCAACATGTTCTTGTCCTCCTGGTGGTCCTTGTCCTCCTGGTGG